CCGCCGATCAGATTGACCGGCTGAAGCCCATAGGGCTTGTCAACAGTAGGATATGCCATTGATTACTCCAATAAGTTTAACCGCCGCCCTTCGTGGTCGAGGAACTCGATTCCTTGAATAGCGGCATACGTGGGTCATTTTGACGCATCAAATTGTTGTCCACCGCTTTGATTTGCTGCTCCGATTGCGCAAGGTAATGTTGGTTACGTTGCTCGGCCAGCTCCTCAGGGGTCTTGCACAACAACACGTCTCCGACTTGGACACAGTCTTTCCACCGGCCATCGCCATTGACTAGCAGTGAATATTGCGGTTGCTCTTCAACCTTGACTGGCTCCCAACCTTCTCTGATCTTGGTAGAGATGTTGCGAGCGTCAGCTTGGCCTGCAAGCATCACGCGAATCCAACGGTATTTGTAACCCGGTTGCTTATCTGGTTCTGGCAGAAGCTCCGGCGGCCTCCACTGCTGGGGACGCTGCGTTTGGTTACGGCTTTCTGTACTGCGCGGCATACGGTTCTCGGCCATTTATCTACCCTCCAATTTCATCATTTCCTGTACGTATTTCTCCAACGGCACACCCAGACGTTTGGCTGTGTTTACTGCCGATTGCGCCACCTTGATTTTTTTGGAACCAGTGCTGCGCGTTGCAGGAGCCACTACAGGGGCGGGTTTCTCGCGCTGGGGTTTTGTCTCCTGCGCAGGGGCTTCGTCCCGATCTGCAAAATACTCTGGGAATCGACGACGCATGGTGTCGTCAACCTTCTTCCAGTACTCGTCAGTGGACGGATATGACGTCCCATACTGACTGACCAACTTCTGATGCAAGCCCAGAGCCAAGCTGGTCATTTCCTCGTCCTTACCGAACCATTCATTGCGCTCTTGCCACGCAATTGCCCTCTGGTCAGGACGAGGTGCTGGATTGGCAACAGCTTGTACAGGAACTTCCGGCTCTTGTCTAGACGGAACATATTCTGATACCCGCTGCAACCGATACTGTGCGCGGTTCAACTTCTCCTGCGCCTCAATCAGTGCGTCAGCATCACCAAGGTCGTAGGCATCTTTATATGCCTTCTTGGCCGCGTCGTACTCTAGCTCTGCCGCAGATTTGGCTGTGGCAACAAACGCCTGCTCACCGTGAGAAAGCCGGTTCTTAAGCGCTGCGTTCTCTTCTAGAACACGCTGGGCGTAAGCAATAGCTTCTTGCTGCTCACGCAATGCCTGCTCTTTCTCCCGGCGCTCGTCGTGATACACCTTCTTCATCTGCTTCAGGCGTAGCTTGACTGACTCCGAGTACTCCTCAAGTTCGTCTTTGTCTAGCTCTTCAACGATCTCCTTGGGCATCGGCTCACGGCCTCTGTCCTCCGGCGGGGTATCGTCTTCAATCTCAAAGTCTACCTCCTCCTTGGCTTCTGCTTTTGGGTCAGCCTCGTCGGGGAACTTAAAATCTTCCATGTCTTGTTCTGCCATTTGTTTCTCCTTTGTTATGCCCTAGAAATACCGCGTGGGTCTTGGACTACCGCCTCGACAACATCGTCGTTTATCAAGCGGAATTCACGGCCATGGATCTTCAGGCGGGTGCCAGTGTTCGGACGGGCGAGAATAAAATCCCCTTCCTTACACCAAGGGCCGCTTGGAAAGCGTTCCTTGTCTTTGTAGCAATCTGGGCCCATCTTTGCCACGAATAAAACTGTGGTCAGAAGTTCCTCGTGTTGAAGAGTTTGATCTGACTTTATGATGCCAGAGTCATAGGTGTCTTCAATTTCAGGGATTGCACACAAAATGCGGTATCCAGCTGGATCCGGTAACTGCTTGGCTTTGCGTTCTGCTGTGTCTGGTAGCGTACTAACTTCGCCGTCTTCCGTTGCGATGGCTAATTCACTCATCGTTTTCCTTCATCCTTTCGGCTGTTTCAATGATTACGTTGTTTGCAACTAGTAGGCCACGATAGATTCCACAGGCGTATTTGTAGTCTCCGAAATCTTTTGCTTTACCTAGTATGCAATCCGCTTCCATCACTTTCATTTCCTCGCGTATCTTTTCTGACAGATATTTGAGAAGGTCTTGACTCATTTACTCTCCTTTTGGTTGCGCTCTTTCACGAGCGATTTGCGTCCCAATCTTGATACCTTCTAACTCCATCTTGGCATCAAGTTCGGCACGATCTTTTGCGGTCTTAGCCCCTACTTGCATTCCTGCGATTTCTTTCTGGGCTTCGATCCGTTCCCGCTCAATATCCAATTGGTCCACCTTTGCTGCTGCTTCAGCGGCCATCTTTTGTTTCTTCAACTCAAGTTCTTGTGCTTTAAGTTGAAGTTCGGCCTGTTGCATTTGGACTATTGGATCTTGTGCTGCTGCCTGAGCCTGTTGTTGTGCAGCCTCGGCTTGGTCTTTTGCCAGAAGTTTTTTGGCTCCTTCTGCCGCAAGACGGGATATTTGAACTTCCATATCTTCTGGGATTGATTCTTGTTCATCATCCAGATGGGGATACGGAACTCCAAGTTGCTGTTCAATCTGGCGTCTGTATTCAAACGCTACATGTTCAGCAATGTGGGCTTGCATGGCGGCACCCATTTGTTGGGCGTTCGGATTTTGGCCGATGATTGCCATGATCTTGGGATCCTGCATGGCCGACATGTGAACTGTGATGTGGGCCTCATGGTCCTGGTAAGCAAAAGCCTTGACCGGCTTATTGTTCAGGATGTCCATGTTTTCGGTTACAGGATCGCGGGGTTTGAAGTCTTCTTTGTTAGGAACCAGCTTTGCTGCGTTCTTCATTCCCAAGACTTCAAGCATTTGACGGTGCAGATACGGGATGTCGTAGATCTGTGGAGCAGTGGCCGCTAATTGCATGACCGCCTGGTACTGAACCACCTTCTGAGACATGGTGGCCGCATTAGGATCGGAGACCGGAATAACGTCACACTGATCGTAGTCTGACTGCTTAATACGGCGTGATCCGTCTACAGGTTCATAGGAATAATCCTCTGGCGTGTAGTCTCGGATAATGTTCTTAAGTAATTGGAACTCCCGCTTCATTGCAAAGTGAATGCGGGCCTGAACGGCACTCATCACTTTTAATGTGCGCTCAAGAATTGCCAGCGTGGTTCCCACTGGAGACTGGGCTGACATATCCGAGATCTTCAGATCTGCGGCTGAGGCAAACCGGCGTCCCTCTTCAACGATTGTTCCGAGCAACGAATACAGAACTTGTGATGGCTCCTTATAAGGGAGCGTCATGATGTTGTCTTTAATCGTGCCGGAGGCTACGTCTACATCTCGGAACTCGGCCGGCGAAATTGGAGTATCGTCGCCTTTGACTCGAAGACCTTTGGTTTTAAATCCGCCGGGTAAGTTAGACAGCGTACCAGCATCGACCAGTTGGCGGATAATAGAAGTGCCTGATTTAGCAAAAGCACCAATGAGGTGAATGAGGCCAAAGGCATAAAACCCAAAGCCGGGAATGTATGAATAGTGAACGAAGTGGTTTCGCTTTTGTTT